GGTGCAGCAGTTTCAGCAGCTAACATTCAATCTTACATGACTCAATTAGCTATCAAGCTAGTTCGTGGTACTGATAAGGCTGACTTAATCGTTGCAGATAANAACTACTACAANCTATATGTAAANAGCTTACAAGCAATCCAACGTGTAACTGATCCAGAAATGGCCGGTTCAGGTTTCGCTTCACTNAAATTCTACGGTGGNGGTACATCTGCTGACGTGGTACTTGGTGGCGGTATTGGTGCGCAAGAACCAGCTAACCACATGTATTTCTTAAACACAGACTACATTTTCTTCCGCCCACACAAAGACAGAAACTTTGTGCCAATCGGTGGTGAACGTCAATCTGTAAATCAAGACGCTATTGTTAAATTAATCGGCTGGGCTGGTAATCTTACCACTTCAGGCGCACAATTTAATGGCGTTCTAACAGCTTAATTAAAGGGAGAATATAACATGGCTTTTTCAGTAACCCCTTTAGTGGGAATTGATTTAACTAACACAGTTACAGCAGCAGCAATTACTGCTGGACAACAAGTTGCTAACCAATTATTAGGTGTGCAAGTTTGGGGTTCAGACGGTTTACGTTATGTATTTGGTAAGGCTAACGCTACTATCACTGCATCAACAACTGCATGTACTGTAAATGCAACAACATTCCTTGTAACAGCTTCAGGTGGTTCTTATACATCTCCAGCTACTGCAATGGTAACAGGTGATTATGGCTGGTTCTCAGCAGCATCTGTATAAGTAATAAGTACTCCCCTAGCAATAGGGGGGTTTCTCAAGTATATTCATGGTGAGTATGCTTGACAAACCAAACTACTTTGGAGAATTAAATGTCAGAAACAGGCGCATTAGCAGTAAGATTTTATAGTAAAGAATTACAAAACGATTTTCTAACCAATAAAGAAGGCAGACCAATTAGCTACATGGCCGATTTTGTTAGAATTGAAATACCAGGCAATCAATTAAGTATTATTGATACTTTTGTGAATAACTCACATAAATCACAATTTCCTACACAATGGTCTATGTATTTAAACGAAAAGGCAGACGGAAATCACAATCCTGATAACGTGCAAGGCACAATATTAAGAGATTGGCCTATTCTTAACGCAGCACAAGCGACAGAATTAAAACACTTTAAGTTCTACACAGTAGAACAAGTGGCAGCAGCTTCAGATCAACAACTTATGGCTATCGGTATGACAGCAGGTATGTCACCATTAGCATTAAGAGATAAAGCTAAAGCGTTCTTAGAAAACGCTAAAGACTCATCATTTGTACAAAGACAGACAGACGAACTTAAATTAAGAGAGCAAGAAATTGCGGATCTTAAAGATCAGATGACTAGATTAGCAAAAATGGTAGAGGAAAAATCTAAATCTGATAAACCTGAAGCCAAACTAGAAACGAAAGAACCCAAAAAGGACTAACTAATGGCATCAACTCTTTTACAACTCGTACAGCAAGCAACAGGTGAAATGGGATTAAACCAGCCTACGCAAGTTGTGGGTAATTCTTCATCTGATGTAATCCAACTATATTCACTTATTAATAGCGTTGGGTACGAGGTTCAAAGAGATCACAATTGGGAAGCCTTAGACAAAGAGTATAGATTTTATACTGTCTACACAACACTTACTTGTACTCTTGTGGAAGATTCTGTCAATGTGACAACGGTAGAATCAACCACAGGGTTAAGTAACCTATATATCGTAACAGGTACAGGTATCAATCAAGATACTTATGTTAATACTGTTACAGGCGCACATACACTTACATTAACACAAGCTGCTACACAAAGTGGCGTATTTACACTTTACTTTTCACAAGCTAAATATCCATTACCAAGCGATTGGGATAGACAAGTAGATCGTACACATTACGACAAGTCTAAACGCTGGGAAATGTTAGGCCCTACAGATGCTCAACAATGGCAATTCTTAAAGTCTAGTTATATTTCAACAGGCCCTAGAATCCGTTACAGAATTTTAGGCGGATACTTCCAAGTATGGCCTGCTATGAATACAGATGAGTATTTAGGCTTTGAATACATGAGCAATCAATGGGCTACAAGTTCAGCAGGAGTGACACAATCATCATTCTTAGCAGACTCAGATACTTGTATATTCCCTGATCGTTTAATGGTTACAGCTTTAAAGAAGAAATACTTTGAAATTAAAGGTTTTGATTCAACAGCATTTACAAGAGATTACTTACAACAATTAAGCTTTGCTAAAGCCAACGATTCTGGCTCTGCTACATTAAGCTTTGCTCCAACACCTGGTGCAATCTTAATAGGCTTTGAGAATATCCCTGACGCTAACTACGGACAATAGTTATGGATAACTACACAATAAAGTTAGCACAACTATTGCAAAATGCACAACCAACACAAGGTGGATTAAGCGTAGGTAACTATCCTAATCCATTCCAAAACCCAAATGCTGATGGTGGCGGATTAAGAGCCTATATGAATCCTAATGGCACTTATGGTGGTCAAATGATGCCTAAAACTACAGGATGGAAAGGTGTTAATTACAATCCTAAAGGCCAAGCAGTAACAGAATTATCTATTGGTGATGATAGAGGAGATTTCCCATCTATTGTGCCTACATTAAATGCTAATGAATTAGCTCAAATTGTTCAAAAAAATAATATAACACCATCTGCAAGACAAAAAGCACAAGAATTTGCAGATTTAAGAAGATCACAAGGATTAAGCCCATTCAAGGACTATAATTAATGTTTCCAGTAAAGAAAAAATCGTCAGGAAGCGTATCATTACCAGCACCAGTCGGTGGATGGAACGCAAGAGACAGCTTAGGAGACATGCCTGCAACAGATGCGGTATATCTTACTAACTGGTTTCCTGCTACTACAGAGCTAGTATTGCGAAGTGGCCATACACAATGGGCTACAGGCATTACAGGACAAGTAGATACCCTTATGGACTACGAAAGTGGTTCTGCATCTAAACTATTTGCAATTGCTGGTGGTTCTGTATATAACGTAACCAATCCAGGTGCAGTAGGTTCGGCAGTATTAACAGGATTATCTAATTCACGTTGGCAATATTGTAATATTACAACTAGCGGTGGATCGTTCTTATATATGGCTAATGGTACTAATACACCTTATCTATATAACGGTACTACATGGACAAGCATTACAAGCTCATCTACACCGGCTATTACAGGCGTTACTACTACATTACTTAATAACCCTATTGTATTTAAAAGCAGAGTATTTTTTACAGAAGCTCAGTCTTTAAGAGCATGGTTTTTACCTACATTATCAGTAGGTGGAGCTGCACAGTCTATAGATATTAGTGCATTTGCTTATAAAGGTGGCAATATTGTACAGCATGCAACATGGACAATAGATGCTGGTTATGGTGTCAATGATTACTATGTTCTTTATACATCTAAAGGCCAAGTAGTCGTATATTCAGGTACAGATCCTACATCATCAACATCATGGTCTATGGTAGGTGTATGGGATTTAGGTACGCCAGTAGGCACTCGTTGTATGTATAAATATGGTGGTGACTTACTATTATTAGGTAAAGATGGTCTTACACCATTAGCATCAGAATTACAATCATCTAGGCTTGATCCTAGAGTAGCTATTACAGATAAAATCCAATGGGCTGTATCAGAAGCTATTACAAACTATGGATCACAATTTGGATGGCAGATAATGTTTTATCCAGAAGAAAATCAATTATGGTTAAATGTACCTAATACTGTAGAAATTACACAGTTTGCTATGAATACTGTGACAAAAAATTGGTGTAATTACACAGGATGGAACGCTACTTGTTGGGAATTATATAACGATCAACCTTATTTTGGTGGCAATGGTTATGTAGGTCGTGCTTGGTATACAAATTCAGACAATGGATCTAATATTAACGCTGTTGCATTACAAGCATTTTCAGCATTTGAAAGTCCAGGACAATTAAAACGATTTACAATGTCTAAACCTATATTTAGAGCATCTGGCAGCCCTGCTATTTATGCAAATATAAATGTAGACTTTAATTTAGATGTACCTGCTACAACCCTTAATTTTACGCCCACCGTATCAGGAACATGGGATAATGCTAAATGGGATATAGGTGTTTGGGGTGGCGGTTTAAATGTATTACAACAATGGCAAGGTTTAAATGGTGTTGGTTATTATGGCGCACCTGTTGTTAAAACATCTTCACAAGGTATTGACGTTAGATGGGTTTCTACAGATTTAGTTATTGAAAAGGGTGCTGTACTATAATAGTTCAAGGTCAAGAAGTTGGCGAATGGGTATGTGAAAAGGCAGGTGGCCAATGGAATCCATTATGTCAAGCTATTGGTCAAGTTAATGATAATAAGTTTGTTATAGGCGTACTTTATAACGGTTATACAGGCAGTTCAATATCAATTCATTCAAGATGTGATATACCAGCAAAAGTTTCAAGAGAATTTTATTGGGCAATATTTAATTACCCATTCAATGTATTAAAAGTCAAACGCTTAACAGGATTAGTCTCTACAGCTAATTTAAAAGCACAAAAATTAGATGAACATTTAGGTTTTGAACGTGAAACCGTAATAAAAGATTACTTTCCTGATGGTGATGGGATTGTTTATATTATGCGACCAGAAAACTGTCGC